CTGGACCTGCTTCGCGGCGGCGATCTGGTCGGTGAGCGCCTCGTAGGGTTCCACGAGATCGGGGCGCAGACAGACCATGACGGTGCGGATCGGCAACTTGGCGCCTCGGATGAGGCTCGCGACATCCGCCATCAGGCCACCGCTGCCCGGATGTTCGGCGCCGCCGTGATCTTCGTGTCGACCTCGTACTTGGTGACCGAGTTGCTGACCGGCGCGAGCCGCCGCGTCTGCCCACACGTGATCGGATAGACCTCGATCACCTGAGCCGTCGTCCAGGCGACCGTCTCCACGACGTCGCGCCGGATCACGACATAGCCCGACGTCCCGCGAATCAGCAGGTTGTAGACCACGTCAGTCGGAGTCTGCTTCTTGAGCCGCAGCATCGTATTGCTGAATGAATCTCGACCGATCGTTTTCGTATCGAACGTGCTGTTGAGACCCGTGGTGTCGACGTCGGCGGTGTTGGGTTCGAAGCCGTTCAGCCCATCCGCGGTGAGCACGGACTGAAGCAGCGTGCCGGCGTTCAGCTCAGTGGTTGTCGGCAACGCGATATTCGCAATGGTGGGCACGTATGCCACGCGGGTTAGGCCATCAACGGCAAAGTCAGCCATTGTCACTCCTCGGACTACAGAGGCCAGTCATGCCAGGACGGCTCAGAACTTGATGAGGTCGTATGTGCAGGTGGTCGGCGGTGTGAATGTCACCGTCGCCACACCAGTTGCCGGATTGACCGCGGCGGGCGGGATATAGACGTACTTGACACCCGTCGCCAGGGTGGTGACGGCGACAACCGTTCCGGCGTTGCCCTGAGCGGTGAGGTTGGGATCGAGCACCGCGACGGCGACGATCGTGCCGGCGGTAACGACACGCATGACGCAGCCGCCACCCGGGATAATGTCGCCACCGGCGACGGTGTCGGACGCCGTGGCCGTATATGGGGCCGGCGTCGTGCCGGTCGACACCACGCTCTGGGCAGCATTCAGCGTCATAGCACTGTCCTTTCAAGGGGGATTCGGCCTTAGCTACTGGCCCTCAACTCGTAAATCTCCACGGCGTCCATGACCAAGGTGCCGGTCATTTCGTCGCGTACAGGCGCCGGCGGATCGGGCTGTTCGCGAATGAGTCCGCATTGCAGGCCGGCGACCACGGGACGCACATCGAGCAAGGCGGTCCGCACGCGTTGAGCGACAGCCCTCGCGGCCTGTGCGTTGCCGCCGACGCAATGGCAATACCAGCGCACCGTGAACACACGCGAGCGGCCATCGATCGAGTTGTCGGGGTCAGCCGAGGGCCGGCCGAGCGACGTGTAGACGAGCACATAGGGCGGTACCGTGCCGTTGGGCACCACGCCGTCGAGAACGTTGAGTGAGGTGTCCGCGGTCAGTAGCGCGATGGCGCTGGCCGCGAGTGCCTGATCCAGTCCATCGGTCATCGGCGTTCGTCCAATAGCCGCTCGGCGAAGTCCCCGACGTCATTGATGAATCCGGGCTCTTCGGCGTCCAGCGCCGGCATGCCGCCGGGGATCGGCGCGTTGTTGATGGACCCGAACTCGATGAGGTTGCCGAGCGGTCCCTGTTCCCTGGCCTTGTCGACGCCGACTTCGCCGATGATCTGGTCCTCACCCAGCACGGTGACGTCGTGGTCGATCGCGGCCGGCAGGTGCCTGATGCTCGGGTGGCCGCTCCAGCGGGCTTTCCAGTCCCGCTCGACGTTGCGGCAGGCTTGCTCCACGGCTTCCTTACCGTCGTCGCGTGCCTTGTCCGGCATCTCGTCCAGGGCTCCGAGCAACTCCACCAGGCCGGTCACCGTGACGCGGCTCACGAGTTGATCTCCACGCATTGGAGGTGCCGCGCCGTGGCATGGGTCTTGTGGCTCAGCCCGCGAACGGTGAAAACGCGGCTCAGCAGATCGGGGTCATACGTTGCCGTGGTGACGGTGACGATGTCCTCGGTGGTGGGGCCGATGGCCGAGATGGGGAGCTGTACCTCCACGGCGAGCATGTAGACGTACGCCTCACCCGAGGAATGCGGCCGGTCGAACATCGTGCGCCGTTGGATACGACAGATGCCGGTGTAGATGACGCTGTAGTTCTGCGTGATGACCCCGGTGTCGGGGTTGGTGGTCTGCGTCGAGCGTCGGGTGATCTGACAGGCATCGACCATCAGGGCCACCGCGGCGAGCTGGCCGCGCAGCATTGCCGTTTCGGCGGACACGCGACCTCCCCTAGAGACAGCGATGGGCGGCACCAGTCACGGCACCGCCCATCACAGGCGAACGTCAGACAGCCGGCGGTACGTCGGTGGTGTTGATGGCCGTGTTGGCGTCATCCGCGGCGGTGGCGGCAGCCTGCGCGGCGGTAATCGCGGCCCGGACGTTGGCGACCTCGGTCGCGATGGCGGCGGCGTTGCCGTCCTGGACGGCCTGTTCCAGCGCGGCGAAGTCGGTGTCGATCCGCGACACGTTGCCGCTGAGCGTCGAAACCTTGGTGCCCAGGTCGGTCACGGTCGCGGCCAGGTCGGCATCAGCGGCCTGGAGGTCTTCGATGGCAGTCATTTCTTGGTTCCCTTCGGTACGTATGAGTTGCTTGACGCGAGCCAGATCCGCGCCAAGTTCAGCGAGGCGCTCCATAACGGGGCGCAGCAACCAATCACGAAACTCGTCCATCGGCCCCTCAGCACGGGTTGTCGGTGACTCCGGTGTCGGGTCGCGTCGTGATGCCGCTACCGGGGCGGCTGGTAGTGCCGGTGAACGGCCTGGACGTGGTGCAGGAGTGCACCGCGCCACCCGCGGCGAGAAGCAGCGCCGGTGCTGACGTCGGCCAGCGGTGCCACCGGCTAACCACCATCGGCTGCGGCGACGCGACCGCCGGATTGCCGAGCGGGTACGACGCGAACAGATACGTCCGGGGTATAGCAACCGGCCGCCAGGGTGGTGTCACCACAAACAGGCCGGGGGTTCCCACCGTCGCGACGATCGCTGCCGAGCCGAACAGCAGGGCACCCGGAACCGTGGGGCGCCACGAGGTGCTGACGACCAGCGGCTGCGGCGTACCGACCGCCGAAACAACTACTGCCGGCGCCCCCGAGCCGAACAGCAGGGCACCGGGAACGAGTGGACGCCACGAGGTGCTGACGACCAGCGGCGAGGTGGTGGGTACCGCCGGATTGCCCAGCGGCTGCGACGCGGACAGGTAGGTCTGAGGAATGACAACCGGCTGCCATGGTGGGGTCACCACAGCCAAGCCCGGGGTACTCACTGTCGAGATAGCCGCTGGCGGCGCACCTGGACCGAACATGAGGGCGCCGGGAACGAGCGGACGCCACGGCGCGCTGACCACCAATGGCAGAGCGGTCGGTGCGGCCGGGTTGCCCAACGGCTGCGACGCACTGAGGAACGGCGCCGAGGCCGGCGGGAAGGCAAACAGCGGTCCGGCCACCAGGACGTTCGGCGTGGAGCTGGACGCCACGACAACATCGGGCGCACCCGGGCCGAACAGCAGGGCGCCGGGGATGGGTGCCGGGGTGAACTCAGGCCCGACAACCAACGGCTGCGGGGTACCGGTCGCCGGGTTACCCAACGGCTGCGACGAGCCGAGGAACGGTACCGGGATCGTTGAGGTCCACGGCGTATTGACCACGAGCGGTTCGAGAGTCGATGGACCGCTGACGACGGCTGCGGCGCCGGGAACCTGAGCGATCCAGACGCCGACGTAACCCTGCCCCGTGACATTCGTCTTGACCAGCTCGGTCCAGACCAGGCCACCGCTGGTGACCGCCATCGTCGCCACTCCGGTACCGCCATCTGCGGACACCATGGCAATCAGCAAAGCGCCGGCCGGCGGAGTGAAAAGCACCGTGTTCGCGACGGTCGTACCGGTCAGCGCCACCGGCGGCGGGGCGCTGACGTCTTCCGCCAAGGTGCCCGCAGCGAGGATCTCAGCCTGCGCCAGGCCACCGCTGACAGCGGGAGCGGTCGCTCCCAACGTGACTGGCGTCGCCGCCGTCGTTGTCGCCGTGGAGCGATACGTAGCGTAGGCGGAGCCGTTGACCGTATCGGAGACGTTCTGGGTATACGTGGTGCTGCCGTTGGCAGTGAAGACGGTGCTACTGGCGCCGTTCAGCATCGCGCCGTAGACGATGGAACCGGTGGCGCTCGGGGTGATCGCCAGGTTTGGGTTCGGATTCAGGCCATTGACCGAGTTGGCGGCACCGCTCTGTACGGTCGCAGCGTTGGTCAGCACCGCGACGGTAAGCGCAATACCGTTGAAGACATTGCCGCCACGACGTGCGGTGACAAACATGGTCAGCGGCTGCGGTGGCGCGTCCGTCGCGCCCAGCCACGGATTCAGCCAGCCGTTCGGGGCGCCCAAACCCATCGGGCGGTCATCGGTGAACGGCGGCGGGTCCTCAGTCGTGGGTGTTGGAATAAACGGAACCAGCTCGATGTAGCACCAGTTGAGATGGTTCGACGTACCGGGCAGGCTGACGTTCAGCGTGTTCGTCGCGCCGTTGGAGTCGTCGTCGGCGCTGCGGCGGAAGAAGCCATAGCTAAACGCAGTCCCCGACGTGCCGGTAGCATCCATGGTGCAACCGGTGCCGGCACTGGGATTGCCGACCGTGTCCCAGTCAGTGCAGACCCCGAAACCCTGCCCGCCACTAACCTGCGCGGTGTAATTCTGAGTGATGGCCGACGCCGACACCGAGCCGGCTTTACCGTGTGCGCCAACGGGGGCCGCGTCGGCACCGGTGACCACGGTGACGAGAACTTCGCCTTGGCGGTTGGTCGGCGAATTGTTGGTGACCGTCACGGTCATCGCCGCGCCGACCGTGACTTCAGCCGTCCAAATCGCAGCCTGGCCAAACACCGCCGGGGAGTCGGCCTTACTCTGCCAATCTGACAGGGTGTACGTCAGCGGCGTCCCGAGACTGTCGGTAATAGTCGGAATCGACGGGAGAGTTCCATCGGTGTTGCCAGAAAACCGAATCAGCAAAACGGAGTTGTCGACCGGGGTGAAGCTGGCAGTAGTGATCGCGCCAGTACCGGACGCCAACGCGGGGGATGAGCCGTCGATGAGCAAAGCCACGGCTCAGCCCTCCGGTCGGGGAGCTTAGACGTTCAGACCGATGAGGTGCTTGGCGCTGAACCAAAAATCATTCGTCGCCGACTGGGTTGCGGAGTTGTTCGCGATGTCGTTCAGCTTGCTCATGTCGCCAAACGCGGCCCGGATGACCTGGATCTCGCCGGAGGAAACCGATCCGGTGTAGCCGAGGGCGACCAGGGCCGCGTCGGTACCGAGCGTGGCATCGTCCAGAAATTTCACCTTGAACAGCGCGGGGGCGGCCAGCGCGGCTCGTAGTGCCACAACCATGCCGCCCATACGGTTGTCCATATCGGTTTTCGAAATCGGGTAACCGGTGGTCATGCCTCCCCCTTAGTTGATGAGCCGTGCCGAGAAGTCGTTGACCGTCAACGTGTTACCGGCGGCACTGGTACCCCACTGTGCGCCAATGGTGAGCGTCTTCAGCGTGGTGGTATCGATGGCCACCGTTCTGGCCGCCGCCGTCGCGGGCATCGCCACTACGGTCATCGCCGTCAGCGACGTGCCCAGCTCGACGGAGCCCTGGCCAACGATGCTGCCGGTAGAACCGATCGCCCGGACCTTGCCGTGGTAGCGCATGATGCCGGACCACGCCGTCGCGGTCGTCGTCAGCGTTGTCGCCGCGGTGGCGCACAGCGGAACGCCCGCGATACCGCCGTAGTAGAAACCGACCAGCAGTGTCGGCGTAGCGACGGCCGTGAACGTGAACCACGCCACCAGTTCGATCTCCGAACCGATAACAAGATAGTTCGCAGGCAGCGCCTTGGCAGGCAGCGGCGATACGTCCGTCAAGGCGACGGATGTGTTGTATGGCGCCCCGTCCGCGATATGGAACGGCGGAATCGGTTGGACCCAATACTGAGCCATCAGCAACGCTCAAAAATCATCGTGGCGTTACAGTTGACAATCTGCGCCGCCGTCAGTCGCAACACAATCAGGTTCGACACCGCGCAGTCCGGCGTGCGGTCACGCGGGTAGTCGTAGACGATGGCGCCACCGTTGGGAGTCAACGAGTAGCGGTCGACGGCCGTGGGTGTGGTCGGCTCCACGCTGTAGGCGTACTTCGTCGTAAACCCAGCCGTGATCGACCGGCCGTAAACCTGGTTGACGGAGCCACCGGTACCAGTTCCATCCGTGGTGAACGTAACCACCTCAACAACAACGGGGGTGTTCGCCGCGGTCACGCCATCGAAGCCCAGCCGGAATCCAACCAGATCCACACCGAACTGCGCCGGTGCGATCACCGACAGAACACTCTTCGCGACACCAGCCGCCAGCGCCACCGGGGCGCCAACCTCAGCGGAATATCCAGCCTTCATTTCGGCTTCCCTCTCGTCAGTATTGGCTCAAGCGGCGAAAGTGCCGCGGTACAGGTCGGCGAGCGTCGCGGCTGCCGGGCTGAGCATCATGCCGCCAATGTCGGAGAACTTGACGGTGTAGTCGTCAATGCCTTCACCGGCGACGGTTTGGTCCGGCCCCTGGTAGGCGATGCCGGCGGCCTCCAGGACAGCGCCCTTGACATCGTCGGGGACTGTGGCGTAGCCGTGAACGAGGTCCACCTCTACCATGTCCGGCGGGAACACCCCGGGCACGCCGAAGCCGATGATGCGATACAGCACCGTTTTGACGCGGGTGTAATCGGTGACGACGAACGTTCCGCCGAACCCGATGATGCGCACGGCACTGACCGAGATGATGGGCCGAAACGGTAGTGGTAGCTGCCAGTACCCTTGCCCGAGCGCCTGATACGTGACGCTGGTCGGCACGAACATGGTGTTTGCGCGAGTGCTGAACAATTGCGACGCGGCCTGGAGTGCGAGGGTCGCCGATGACGTGTCGAGATCCTTTTGCAGGTAGCTCGCGAGTTCCGACACGGTCCCATACATCACGCTCACGGCGGCCCCCTCACGGCTTGGTGGCTACCGCCCGGACGTCCAGGCCGGTGTGGTCAACGGTGATGTCGGTCCAGCCCTGCGAGGTGAGGACGCGCGTCAGGTCATCCGGTGCGACATTGGCGTAGTAGTCACCGGGAAGCAGTCGGAACAGGCCGTCGATACCGGAGTGCGGCTGCCGGCCAGGCCCACCCATGGTCGCGAGGAACCGCCCGCCGGGGCGTAGCGCCCGCATGGCCGTGGCGCAGATGGCCGGCCAGACGTGGGTATGCTCGAAGACTTCCGCGGCCACCACGACGTCGTAGGTGCGGTCCGGCTGCCAGGTGGCAGCGTCCGCCACCACGTCCACGCCTTCGCCGGGATGGATGTCAACCACGGTGTAGGGGTGGGCGTGTGGGAACAAGGGGCGGACGCTGCCGTTGATGTCGCGACCACCAAGATCCAACACCGCCGGCGGGCTGATGAGAAGATCCTTGATATGGTCAGCGACCCAGTTCATGGCCGCCTCATGCATGGTCACCTTCCGGGTCTTCCGGAAGATTCGTGGCGAGCCGCTTCTCGAACAGCGCCTTGTCCGCCTCGGCGTGGCTCTGCCCGAGCCGATACACCGAGTCCGACTCGGCCTTGCCGAACAACGGGTGGAGGTGCTCCACGATCGAGGCCAGGGCCGGCGCCCACACGCCGCGTTGCTTCGCGACGGCGACCAGCTCGTCATCGACATACCAGTGCCGGTAGCCCTCGTGGGCCACCACTCCGGGGCCATCCCAACTCGCGCCGCGTTCGTCCACATAGGACCGTCGTACGAGAAGATGGGTGGCGTGCTCCCCGGAGGTGACCCGTGGGTTGCCCAGGTCGTTGGTGCCGACCACGTCGAACTTGTCGCCCGCGACCGCCTGCGCCTGATCCAGCCAACCGGGCCGGAACCGGACGTCATCGCCCACCAGGAACAGCCACGGCTCCTGCGTGAACTTGTATCCCCGGTTGACT